TCAGATGCCAATATGCTACTATTAAATGATGAAGTATATCCGGCACCATAATCTATAAACTTCACACTCCTAATACCACCAGTATTTGTGATTGATTCAATTCTTATAATTGAACCTGTTCCAGAACCTCCTATACTATAAACTTGACCTACTCTAAAATTTATTCCTGGTTGGATGATTGTTATATTTTTTGTAGTGGGAACAATCGTTGATACGAATACGGTAGAATAGTTTAGAATATCACCAACATCAAAGGTACCTGTATAATTTCCTGTAATGAATATTTCATAAACATTAGCCATACTGGTTGATTGGTATCTATCAACAAATACCTTAATGTGTTTAAAATTAGTTCTATCAGTAGAAGTGATGTATGCATATTTTCCCACTATACTATCAGGAGACCCTGAATTTACTTGCACAAATATAGAAATATCTTGAATCCACTTACCATCCGAAACCCGAAGCATCTGAGTTTCAGGTTGTTTTATTATAACTTCTTTATTATATAAGAGTCTAAATAATAATTGATATGAAGATACACTCCCTTTAGAAATATACAACTCTTTTAATTTAGGTAATAAGAATCTATCATCTAGTAAAGTTTCGGGAAAGTTTAAGGCAACTTCACTCTTGAAATATTTAATAAATGAATCTAAAGTAGTATCAACATCTGATATAGATTCAAAATCTGTTATTATTTGAGTTTCTAGATATTCATAATATGCTTCTAGAAATGAAACAAAAGTTTTGTAATCTTCCCGAACAAATTCTGGAAGTTGCCCAGATACTAGAGTAGATAATTTAGGTTTAGTTATAGACATTATATTCTACTTGTGGTAAAGGTATAATTTGTGCCACCTCTTAAATCACCAGAAGTTGTTTTATCCGATATAACATTTACACTTAAATCATCAGATGATATTTGAATGATTTGAGTTAGAGCCGATATCACATCGTTAGAACTTGGTTTGATATATAGATACCAAGTATTACCCACTATAGAAGATACCTTGAGATTACTAAACTTTATGATACCTTTAGCATAATCTACAGTTCCTAGAGAATTGTTTATAAAGTTTCTAAAATTATTTTCGTCTAGATAAAATAATCTCATACTACCTAATCCATCATCACACACAAAATGCACATAAGTGCTTCCTTCAATATAGAAACCAGAACTCATTACAATATCTTCGGAAGCACCAGAATAATATATTGGGTTTATTAAATTAATAAAATACTCGGCTACGGTGTTATATTTTGGAGTGATTGCTCTCTTTAGAGTAACTGTGGTGATGTTACTAACAATCGAATCCTCGCATGTATCTATAATCTTACTAAGTTTAGAATACCTAAACAATCCGTCGAATTTCTGAAGTTCAAGGGAATCGTAATTTAATATAGCATTTTGTACTATCGTTTTGATAGTCTCGGGTGTTCTAATTGTATTTAATTCGTTATAATATACAGTGGTGGTTAAAATTATATCTATGTATTCCGGATCAACTAAAACAGGCGATATAGTTAAAACATTCTTAGAAGGGAGAAGTGTTTTTAATATGAAATCTTTCTGGGCGGTTGTTAATATATCACCATTTTTTGGTTTAATGCATATATAGGTTTTGCCGTATATTGGGGGAATATTATCTTCTCCACCCCAAACAGAAACAGACTTTGCATCAGAAAAGTTAGAGTATATCAAAGATTTATAATCATCAGTGGTAACACCTCGATTTTGAGTTGAGTATGATCGCGGTGCATTAAATCTAATAGATTCTATATCCTCAGGTAAAGAACCACCAGATGCAACAGAAGTAGTAGAAACATAAGCAGTCACACCAGAGGGTAGTGTTCCGCTATATGAAAACAATCTTGCACCATTAGGAGCATCTAAACTCGATACAGCATAATTTAAGTTTACTACATTCCCATTATCTAAAGCCTTACCAATAACACCATTACCAAATACCAATTCGTATAAACCATCATCTATCTCTTTAATCCAATAAACATTAGATAAGCTGGTAACATTAACTATACTATCCGCAAGAGTAAAGGTTGCTATATTAGCAGATCCAATATTATCTTGTACCGATACCGTTAGAGTTGATAAATCTGCATATTGATTTGGAATGGTATATTTAACATTAGACGCTGCCGTATATTTAAACTGTAGCTGATTACTCTTTTCAACTATTTCTACTTTGGTAAAAGTGTGAGAAGTTTCTGATACTGTAGAAATAATTGTAGATGTGTTATAAAATGTATAATTTGTACCATCAACTACCGTGTTAAAAGATGTACCAGCAGGAATAGAATATGTTCTGCTTATATCAGAGTTAAATATAATATCAACAGTAGCTTTAGCACAAACGGCTGAATTTGGTCTGTATCCTAGTTCTTTAGCAATAGAAACAACACTGTTCCTCTTTCTGGCTGAGTCAAGGAACATCTCATTGATAGAAAGATTGTTATAGATAGCATTATAATGTGTATTGTATGTTAAAACATCTAATAGTATTGATAAGCCTGATCCATCAAAATCATAATCCGAGAATACACTTTGGCCCTGAAGAAATGTTTTTAAACTTGTCTTCTGTTCATCAAAATCTAATGAAGTATAATTAATTTTCTTTGATGCCATTAGCGAGTCCTTTCTAGGATTAAATCAAGTGTTATAGGTGATTGCGTATTCAATATAGTAAAGTATATTGAAACATACACTGAATTATTATCGGGCGAAACATTAACTTGCACCATTGTTAGATTTACTCTAGGTTCGTGATTAGTAATCAAATCCGTAATAACGTGCTGTAGGGTAACAGTTAATAAAGGAGTTGCCAAATCAAACAATAGACTATTCATAGGAGAGCCAATCTCAGAGTGAAATGGCCTCTCATAATTTTGAGTCAATACTAGATTCTTAACAGACGCTTTTATAGCATCGGCATCATATCTAATATTGATATCGCCTGTAACTGGGTGAGCAGTAAAGTTCAAATCTAAGTCAGAAAATGTTCTGGTATTTCGTGGCATAATACTATCCTATTTTATATAGTAGTATTTATATGAAAAATTAAGTAGTAGATGTGATAGTTTGCCACACTGTGCCTGAGTATACGCATAACTTAGCTAAGGTTGTGTCAAATACCACAAGCCCCGCTGCCGGAGTAGCTACCGCAGTTTTCTGCAGGGTTGTCATGTTTGGAAATCTAACACCCTTAGTCGTTGACTGTGCATCGAGAATAGCCGAGGCGTTTGGTGTGCTTGTCCCAATCCCCACGTTGGCGGCACTATTCAATACAGAGTTGACTAATATACTTGGGGTTACTTTCTTAGTCACACTAGCCGCAACTATTGGGATCTGGTCAGTTGTAGGTGCTATTGTTGCTGCTGATGCTAAACCAGAGATTGTTATATTTGCCATTTTTTATTCCAATGAATTTTTATAATTAGAAGTATTTATTAGAGTTATGTTAGAAGCTCCAAAAATTGTCGAACGAGTTCTTCTCTAGTTAAATCCACCCAATAGCTTTTATATAATCTGCAGCTCCTGCTACTTCAGCAAGAAACTCATCTCTTTGCTCAATGGCGTAACATTTACGTTCATATGTTGAGGCGATGATTTCACCGTCTTTTATGACTTGATTAGACCATTGCACGTTGAAACATTTAGAGTCCGGTAATGCGTTGACTTGTGATAATACTTTTTGTTCTGTGATTGCCATTTTTAATCCTTATACTGTGTAAGTTATATTTCCAACAAGATTTGGTGTGCTAATTGACACACCACCAAAAGTCAACACACTTCCACCAGCGCCTGTTGAGATGCTCATAGGTGTTATAGTCCCCCCAACATTGGTTGATTGACCGATACCATAAACTCCAGCAAACGGAAGCCCTGACATTACAGCGGCATTTGCAGGGGATACAGTAGTAGCTTGAACAATCCAACCAACTGTAACTACACGCCCAATCTTTGTGTAAGTTCCAGACCTTGTTACCGTACCTGTTGTGGTAAACCCTGACGTTAATACAGGAGTCCAAGTACCTTCTTCGTAGTCATCTAGCGTATTGGCATTTGTACTTGCCGCTTGAGTAGCTGGGAATGTTATTCCAGTGCCTGATGTTGTTGGTGCTGCACCGCCTACCGAGATGTTCTCTTGTAGAGTCACGTTACCAGCGGCATCAATCCTCATGCGCTCTGTGCCGTATACTACATTTATTCCCTGTAATGATGCACCAGTGCTTCCGGTTCTAAAAACCAAAGCAGTTGGCATTGCAGTTGCAGAAGTAAATGACCCCTCTGATTCCCCAGTAATAGACGCAGAATAAAGAAAATTAGTTTGGTTATAAGTAGTTCCTGTTCCCCATTGACCGCCAAATGAGTATGTTCCTAAACCTACCCCAGTAGTGATTGCTGTTCCATCGTTACGTCTATATCCAGCACCAAATCTACCACCAAATGTAGCGTTGGCATCACCTCTACTACCAATAGATTCTATGCAAGGCCACGTTGAACTACCTGTAGATGCGTCATATACTTTAATGCCATTACCAGACCCTGCTTGTACAGTCAGTGAAGTTACAGGACTAACAGTTCCAATCCCCACGTTGCCGGAGGAATTAATCCTCATGGCTTCAGTGCCATTATTTAGCCACTTATACCCCGACCCTTGATTACCATTTATTTGAAATAGACCATCAACACTATCTCTGCCCATGTCAAAATAAAAATTATTTGTCGGTGTACTGACTCTAATTTGAGTATTTCCCCCAGCAACATGTAATGTATTTGCGGGGGTTGCATAGCCAATCCCCACGTCGCCAGTCGCAGTAATGTCTTTAAAACTGCCATAAGGTATTTGTACAGAAACCCCACTTTGTAAACCAAAAACAGTTTCTGTTCCTAAAATAGCTGCAGCTGCTGGCAAATCAGATAATTTTTTTGTAGCCATTAATAATCCCCCTCATATATAAACCCATCTTCTGTGGTTAATTGAAACCCTTCTTGCGTCACTAAACTAAAAGAACCAGTTCCTGCAAATACATTTGAAGAACCAGTTATTAAACTACCAGCATCTGTAAAATCCCCATTTCTAGCAATAGGTTTTCCATTAACATAAACACTATTAGAACCAGCATTTATTTGTGCTGTATGTGGAACACAGTATTGTCCAACTTTAATGTTATGTATTTGAATCGCATCACCTTGTCTACAAGCACCTACACCATTCACAAATACATTAGGTGAACCAACATCAGTTACAGTAGTAGCATCACAAGCATGTCCCGTACTTACCGTATCTGTACCACCCATCCTCGCTACTGCTGGCATATTAATTCCTTATACGAAAAATTGATATAATCCAGTTGAACCCGAAGCAACCGAACCTGAAGCATTTACTACTTTATCATCAATCATAGTAAATGCTCTGCCCTGTCTTCCACTTGATGAATAAGAAACGTGAATCCAATTAGATGCACCATTATTTCTATATTCAAATATAAGTTGATTATAAGGTAACATCTTTTCAAGTTTAGTTACTAAAGCATATAATTCTGCTATATCTCTATTAGGGTATAAATGGAAGTCGCATGCCATACCTTTATTGTGATCAGAGCCTGAATTTTCATTTCTCAAACCTGAAGTAATTGTCCAAGTTGCTCCACCACCCATTTGTGTGCAAGGTCCCAACTCTTTGAAGATAGGTTCCATAATATTAACACAGAGTGCCGCGAGATTAGCAACCAACATACTTTTTGTGAATGTACCCCCACCAGTTCCACTTTTACCAGAAGGTAAGGTAGTATCTCTAAGATAATGACCTTGAGAATGAACAAACATACCCAAGGTAAAATGTTCTGATAATGCATAACTTGCTGGGAAATCAGTTTTACTGTTAATGTCGGCTAACTTATCTGCTGGTATTGCTACTGTATTACCTGAACCACCAGTAGGAGTATATGACGCTCCAGGTGCTCCTGGTAATTTGTGATTATATTCATAATCGCTAGTAGATGTCATAGCATTTGCTGCCTTTTGACCTGCTGCTGTATTCCAATCATCTTCAGTTTCATACTTAAACTCACCACCAAAATGTCTTTCTGGAGGTATCAAGTTACCGCTAGGTGTTTTCTGAGATGAATCTCTAGGTGGAACAACCAACTTATAATTTCTTGCTTTACCTGCTGTGCTTAATGTGGTTTTTCTTTCTATAGGAGTAACATATTTTGGATCGTATATGTCAACTGCGCTCCCTATACCTAATCCACTTAGTACAGAATCAATAACAGTTTCTTTTAGAGTGTTTGGATTATAAGTTCCTGCAGGGGTTAATGTTGTATCAACAAGAACTTGTTCCTCTTTTCTACCTGTAACAGCATCTCCACCAAAATCAACAGGAACTTTTGGTGCACCTAATAATGCTAATGGTTCTACTTTATCTGATATTTTAGTTATTGGGGTTGGTGGTATAGCAGTTCCATTCAAATCTATAAAACCTGCTGTTGCAGATATTAGTCCAACAGCATTTATAACAGCAGTTCCAACGGAATTGAGTTGAAGAACACCCATAGATGTAGTGG